TCTGTTGTTCGTGATGCTTTAAATGCACCTATTCAAAATACAGCTAAATTTATAGCTTTTGGCTCTATATCTGGAGCGAAATTAGATTCAAATGGTAAACCTGTAATTTGGACTGCTAATGGAACGGTTGTATCAAATGGTGTAATTAGTTTTGCCATCTATGAAAGAAAAGTTGGCAGTGTATCAATTACTCCATTTAGAGAAGGTGATGTATTTATAATTATGGTAGCAAGTGGAGTTTTAGTTCGTAGTGATTCTTTAACTTCTACTTATATACCTACAGCTAATCTTAATGATCCTATTTTATTACAAGGATTAGGGGATGTAGCAAAACGTCATGGATTTCCAAGTGTTGATAATAATTTAAGTTTAGGATGTCAATTAGCTTTTGCTAACGCTGCTCCAGCTATAATGACTTGCCAAACTGCCCCAGCTATGCCTCGTAGAACATCTTATATATTATCAGAATCAGTAAATGCTTATTCAACTAATCAAGATGATTTTATTTATCCTTTACCTGCTGGTGTAACTGTTGATTTCGAATCTAATATACATTTTTTTGTAACTAATAATGCAACCAATGTAGAAACTCAAATTCTTCCAAATAAATTAGATTATTATTTGTTAGATACTGCAGGTCAACATGATTTTGTTTTTGATGATGTTGTAGCTCCTGGTGGATATTCTTATTATTATACAGTTAAATTAGGGTACGAAGTATTAGCTACTGGATTTGATGGCTATATGGCTCGTGATACTGCTGTAAATAATCGTGGGTTATTTGATGCCTCTATTACATTCGATGCCTCTTATGTAGGAAAAACTTTAAGTGTAATTGATGCTCTTAATAGAGCAAATATTGGATACTATGAAATTACAAGTGTATCAAATGGACAATTAACTGTAAAGACTAGTAAGGATCCTCACAAATTCCATACACTTGCAGCACCTTATTTTTCTGATTTTACTAATGGTACATCTGTATCATTTCAGTTAATTAATCCAACAACTGGATTACCAATTGATGGATATACTGATGGTGTTTTAACAAATATAGCAGGAACAGCAACTGGAACTTTAACAAGTACATCAATTGATTTTAGTTTATTACCAACAATATTAACATTAAAACTTCAAATAAATTCAACTGGCTCTTTAGATGTTGAAGATAGAATAAATAATAATGGTTTATATGATATTATTAGTTCAGGAACTAATGAAGTTACAATAAAGAAGACAGTAGTAAACGAAAGTGCAATGCGTTATGAAGTATTAGATTTAGCTGATACAAGCTCTTATATAGTATTAAATCATAATGTTGTTCCTAATGGATACAGATTACGTGTTAGTATTATTGATGATAAAGATGCTTCATTTTATGATGCTGGTTGGTTAAATGCATTAGAATCTCTTGAAGTTGTTGAGTGTGATATCGTAGTTCCTCTTCCAAAACAAACAATTTCTGCAATTTTTCAAAATACATTATCTCATTGTAAATCTATGAGTAATATTAGAAATAAGAAAGAAAGAGTTTTGTTCTGTGGAGCTATCTCAGGATTAACTCCTGATAATTTAACTGGTGTATCTGATGCTGCAGTTGAAGACATTGGAATTCTTGAAGGAATTCAAGGTGATAATATTATGGAAGTGTTTTCAGGTAATATTGAAGATCTTGCCAACTACTCTGTATCGGATGCTTTTGGTAATACATTTAGATGTACTTACTTCTATCCAGATCAAATTGTTGTTCAAGCTGGGACAGAGAATGTATTAATTGACGGATTTTATATCGCAGCAGCAGCCGCTGGTTACGAATCAGCTGATGTTAGATTAGAAAATCCATTAACAAATAAGACTTTATCTGGATTTACCATTCTTAGAAACAAATTATTCTCAACATTAGTGTTAGAACAATTAGCTCAAGCAGGTGTTACTACATTACAGCCAGTTGCTGGTGGAGGTAGAATTGTTTGGGGCATTACAACTTCTCAAAGTGGATATCCTGAAGAACAAGAAATATCTATCGTATTTATTAGAGATAGAGTAGCTAAAGTATTACGTGCTGGATTCTTACCATTTATTGGTCAACCAGAAAGTATCGATACTCCTGCTATTTTAAATACTCGTGCAGTTATACTTTTGAATTCATTAATTTCACAAGGACTGATTACACAATATAAAGATTTATCAGTAAAAAGAGATGAGGTTGATTCGAGACAATGGAATATAACAGTTAAAGTACAGCCTACATATCCTATTAATTTCATCTATATCAAAGTTGGTCTTGGGCAATTATAAAGATAAAAATATATCCATCATATCCTGCAGTATAAGTGTATATATGAAAACTAAATTTACTAAAGAACAATTACAGCAAATAAAGGAATTATTTAATCAGAAAAATGGTTCAAGAAAAATTGCAAATGTAATGGGAGTTAATCGAAGCACTATAATTAGAGCTTATAGACAATTAAATTTAAATAGTGCTTCGGTTAAAACTCCACGGTTAGTTTACTTAATTACTAATAAAATCTGCAAAACTTGTAAAATCAATAAATCAATTGATCAATTTAGAAAAAGAGTTAAAAAAGATAGAGTATCTTATGAACCATATTGTGTAGATTGTGAAAGTAAATTTCATAAACAATATTGTAAAATAAGATATAGAAATAATAAGATATGGTACATTCAATATAGAATTAAAAATTTAGAAAAAATACAAAAATATCAAAAACGATATTTAAAAAAATATCGTAAAAATAGAATGATTGTTGATTCTGAATTTAAAATCCGTAGTAAAATATCTACCGCTATTTATATTGGATTAAAGAAAAATAATTCACATAAAGACAGTGGATGTTGGAAATTTTTAAATTATTCTCCTAAAGAATTAAGAGGATATTTAGAAAGTAAGTTTGAGCCATGGATGAATTGGAATAATTATGGCAAATATGATTCAAAAATTTGGAATGATGATGATCAATCTACATGGACATGGCAGATAGATCATATCATTCCACAATCTTGTTTACGATATACCTCTATGGAAGAAGATAATTTTAAAAAGTGTTGGGCTTTAGATAATTTAAGACCATTATCATCCAAACAAAATAATTTAGATGGTACACGCAGAACAAGGCATATTAAGTAATATTAATATATAATTTAGGGAGAAATAAATGGCTAATGCACCTAACACTGGCTCCACTTTAACAGGCGATTCAGTTAATAAAACAAGTACAGCAATTTCAACTAACATCATCATCATGGTTAATAACCGTGCTGTTGGTGCCGTACAATCTCTTAGTATTTCTGAAAAACGAAATATTAAAATGATTGATGAAATTGGAACAGATGGTCATATTGATTCTGTCCCTAATCAATCAACTAATATTACAGGATCATGTCAAAGAGTTAGATTTGATAGATTACGGATTGCTGAAGCTTTTAGTCGTGGATTTATTCATGCAGCTTCTCAAATTTACCCTTTTGATATTGTAATTTTAGATAAACAAAAGAAAGCACAAGAAAATCAAATTTCAACAGTTATAAAGAATGTATGGATTGGTGGACTTGATTATACTTATCAAGTAAGTGATTGGGTTATTATGGATACAATGACTTGGGAAGCTGAAACTATATACAGTTTCTTAAATGGTGGAAAGCCTGTAGCTATTGGTGGCGAACTTGGTGTTAAACATATGGGTGGATTAGATGGTAATCCTTATGGAAATCTTACAATTCAATCTGGTGGTAATGTTAGTCATATTGAGCAATTAGTAGATACTGGTAATTCTGGCAGAAGAGGGTCTCTAGATGCTGCTGGTCTCATAGATATCGGCGATAGCGGTAGTTTATATTAAAATAATTTATAATACTCTCTAATAATGAATAGCACTTGGATTTACATTCAGGTGCTTTTCTATTTATATATTATATTGCTTGTTGATATATATAATAAAGTAACCAATAATTAATGGAGTTTTGTATGCCAAATTTTGAAAGTCCTATAAGTAATAAAAGATTCGCAGCTACACCTTTAAAAGATATTGATATTCCAGATGAATCAGATAATTATTCTCTAAAACATAGTATGGATGAGTCATCAATTCGCGAGATACAAATGCGAATGAATCATGAAGATGAGCGTGAGCCTAGTGAAATTGAAAGAGAAATTAAAGCAGCGAAAGAGGCTCGTAGAACTGGTAAAGAAAGATTAAGTGATGGAGCTAAACGTAGAATAGAAATGCTTTTAGGAATGACTCGTTCAACTCATAAAGTAAATATTGATGGTAATGTGTTTATTTTTCAGTCATTAAAAGCTAAAGAAATGCGAGCGGCAATTGTTGCTGCAGCGGAATATGATGGTACAGTTCAATCTCCATTTGAAATTAGAAAACAATTTTTAGCAAGATCAATAATAAGTATTGCTGATGTAGATTTTGAACAATTTATAGGATCAAATACTTTAGAGGCTAAATTACTTTTTATTGAAGAATTAGATGATGCTTTATTAAATAGATTATATGATGAGTATCTTATATTATCAAAAGAAGCTCGTGACAAGTTTTCCATCAACAATGATAAAGATGCGAAAGAGGTTGTAGAAGATCTAAAAAAATAATATATGAACCGGAACATCGTTTTATTTGGTATTTATGTAAAGAATACAAAGTAACTCCTGATGATCCATTTATTGTAAATATGGAGCCGGTTCAAAAAATATGGATGTATGAAAATTGGTTGGCTGATCAAGATGATATAGCGGAACTTGCTAAAAATCACGCATATCTATTAGCATCATTTGATCATCCAGATGCAGTTAAAGAATTGCTTGGTGGCGGTAACGTTCATCAATCTACTGATGAAGAATTTGAAGAATCTAGTAAGATGGTTAAAGAGATGAATATGTTAGATCTTAATATACCAAATGTATTAACCAGAAAGAGAATGCGTCGTACACTTAAGGATTAAAAATGCCAGAGCCAACTACCCCAACACCTGCTGTTCCAGAAATAACTCTTGAAAGTATTGGCGAGTATATAAAAAGACAAAAAGCGGCAGCAGATTCTACTCAAGCATTATCTATAGCTGGTCAGACTGCAAGAGACATGTTGATTGGTTTTGGAAATAGTATGAGTAATGTTAGTAATTTATTACATACGCAGGATGAGATGACAACTAAAAGTGCTGCAGCTCTTGGAGTATTAAGTACAACTATATTTAAAACTAATGAAGCATTTAAAAGATTTGAAACTCCTAATTTAAATACTTTTACGCGACAAATCAATGATGTTTTTACAGCTTTTGATACCCAAGGCACTTCATTAGGCGTAGTTTTAGATAAATTAAAACACGCGGGATTAGATGTTCCAGTTGCTTTTCAAGGATCAATTGATATGGTTAAGGCA